ACTTACCAGTCGGGTCTCAGGCAGAGATGTAAAATTTACTACTGTAGTAATGCCCGTCTCTTGTTGGTAATACAGAATTCCAACCTCCCACCCCAAATATTTTTACAGAGGAAATGAATAGTAATATTAAACTAGTAAGTGTAACACCAGATGCCGAACAGCACATGGCATATGTTGCTCGTGTTAGTAACCCTAATAATCAAGACAATGATAAATTTGCAGGGTTATTGAAGTATTGTATTAAGCACGGTCACTGGTCAGTCTTTGAGCAAGCGTTTATGACAGTGGAGATTAATACCACTAGAGGATTAGCAGCACAGATATTAAGACATAGATCATTCACCTATCAAGAGTTTTCTCAAAGGTATGCTGATAGTAGTATGTTGGGTGATGTAATTCCTTTACCAGAACTAAGGAGACAAGATGATAAGAATCGTCAGAATAGCATTGATGATGTAGATCCTCTTGTGGTACAGGATTTCAATGCCAAGATACAGAAGCATTTTGTAGATGGAATGCATTTATATAAAGAGATGCTTGACGCTGGCATAGCAAAAGAGTGTGCTAGATTTGTGCTACCTCTTGCTACTCCTACAAGAATCTATATGACTGGTTCTGTAAGATCATGGGTACATTATATTGACCTACGTTCTGCACATGGAACACAGAAAGAACATATGGAAGTAGCAGAGGGTGTTCGTTCTATTTTTGCCGAACAATTTCCCACTGTTGCTCAGGCTCTTGACTGGGTTTCATAAATAATCGTAAACCTTATTGTATTGATATGGCAACATACCCTGTGGTTAACACAAAAACTGGTGAGCAAAAAGAAGTTGTAATGAGTGTCCATGATTGGGATACATGGTGCGATGATAATCCAGATTGGTTAAGAGATTATTCTGATCCTTCAACTGTACCTGCATTTGGTGAGGTTGGTGACTGGCAAGACAAACTTCATAAAAAGAATCCTAGTTGGAATGAAGTATTGAAAAAGGCACATAAGTCAGGTGGCATCTCCGCAAGATTGGCTCAGGATAAGGGTATAGGTACGACCCAAGGTTCCGATTATGATGATTAAATAATATGCCAAGAAAGAAAAAAACCACAGATCCAATCGGTGTAGGACTCACCGCAAAGCAGATGAAGAGAAAAAAACCAATCAACACTGATATGATGAGGGAGATTGATCCCCTCACACAAAATCAGCAAAGTTTATTTAATGCCTATGCAGAGAATAAACATCTAGTTGCTTATGGTTGTGCTGGTACAGGTAAGACTTTTATTACTCTTTATAATGCACTACGTGATGTATTAGATCCTAATACTCCTTATGATAAAGTTTATATTGTAAGGTCATTAGTTGCTACTCGTGAGATTGGTTTCCTTCCTGGTGACCATGAAGATAAGTCATCTCTTTATCAGATACCTTACAAGCATATGGTAAAGTATATGTTTGAGATGAGAACAGAAGCAGATTTCCAAATGCTTTATGGAAATCTTAAAACTCAAGGGACAATAGATTTCTGGAGCACCTCATTTATTCGGGGTACAACTTTTGATAAAGCAATTATTATAGTAGATGAATTCCAAAACTTGAATTACCATGAACTTGATAGTATAATGACAAGAGTTGGTGAAGATACTAAGATTATGTTCTGTGGGGATGCTACTCAAACTGATCTTCTTAAACAGAATGAAAGGAATGGAATACATGATTTCATGAGAGTCCTCCGTTTAATGTCTTCGGTTGATATTATAGAATTTGGAGTTGAAGATATCGTTCGTTCTGGATTAGTTAAAGAATATATTCTTGCTAAGATGGAACTTAATTTATGATTCGTGAAAGTTATTGATAATTTTTTACCTGAATACCAATTTAAACAACTTCAATCCGTAATATTGAGTGTTGAATTTTCTTGGTATTTTAATGATTGTGCAGTTAATCGTGGAGATGATGGATATCAATTTACTCATACTCTTTATAATATAGATCGGGGTGGAATAAATTCACAGAGTTATTTTTTATTTGATATTGTACAACAAAAATTGGGAGTTAAGAGACTAGATAGAATTAAATTGAATCTTAATCCTAAAACGTTTTTCCATCGAAAGAGTGGGTTTCATAATGACCAACGTTCTACATCTGAAGGAGTTCCTCAACACCAAAAGACTGCTGTTTTTTATCTTAATACTAATAATGGATGGACAGAATTTAAAAAAGGTGGTAGAGTAAAGAGTGTAGCAAATAGAATAGTTATTTTTGACTCTAATACAGAACATACAGGAGTAACTTGTACTAATGAAAAACGAAGAGTAATTGTAAATTTTAACTATGACGTTTGAGCATTGTAATTTTCTTGGTGATCTTGAATTAGAGAAGAAAGAGACTCCTGGCTGCCGACTGTATCATCTACCTGATGGTCAGTGGGTTCCTTCTATTACTTCTGTAACCTCCTTTTATAATCGTCAGATCTTTATTGACTGGCGTAAGAGAGTTGGTATAGAAGAAGCAAATAGAATTACAAAGAAAGCAACTGCTCGTGGAACTGACTTTCATGAAGCAGCACAGGCATACTTAGAAAACAAAGAACTTAACTGGGATGATTATAGACCAGCAACTAAGTTCATGTTCCACCATGCAACACCATATCTGGATAAGATAAATAACATACACGCTATAGAAAGAACTCTTTACTCTGAGTATCTTGGTCTTGCTGGAAGAGTTGATTGTATAGCAGAGTATGAAGGCGAGTTAGCAGTCATAGATTTTAAGACATCTGAGAAGATCAAACCTGAGAAATGGTTGGAAAACTATTTCGTTCAGGAAACTTTCTATGCTGCTGCTTACTATGAACTAACAGGCATCCCTGTCAAAAAATTAATCACTCTCATGGTAACACCCAGTGGTGAAGTAAAAGTATTTGACAAAAGAAATAAAGGGGATTATATTAAACTTCTGGTTCGTTATATTAAAGAATTTGTATCTAACAATTTGGGGGCAGAGAATGTCGAAGGATGAACTAGCAAAAGTATTGGAGAGTAAGTTTTATTCTCCCGCAGGTTTTGCCGAGGAAATAGAAACTCTTGTGCAAATTAATAAAGACATGAATTATATTGATGCCATAGTTCATTTTTGTGATAAAAATAGTATTGATTTAGAAGCGGTTCCTAAACTTATACCTAAACCATTAAAGGAAAAGATTAAATATGAAGCCTCGGAACTTAACTTTTTAAAACGCAGTTCCCGTGCGAAATTACCGATTTAATTTCAAAAAAGTCGAAAAAAAATCCCGCCAAATTTTTACCTCTATTACCTTTTTTTGTTATGGAAGATTTATTACATATGCGTAAACTTGCACCAGGCACTACGTGCCCTGTAATGGTGACGGAGATTCCTAAACAGATCTTGAAAGAGATTGATGGATGGGTAAACGAAAGTAAAAGATTTAAAAATCATCCATTAGCATCACTAAAAGCTCATGAGAATGTAGGGTATCTTTCTATGGATGGGAAGAAACATAATTCATACCAATGTTCTATCTCTCCTCATTTAGTTGAGCAATCTTTTTGGATGGCATGGGTGCTGAGATTGACTACTAAGTATTGGGGAGCAGGAAAACATAATAGATTATTTAAAATAAGAAGTTGGTCTGGGCATTTTGATGGGTATGATATCTGGACTAACTTTGCATATAAAGGAGATGATAATCCTATACACAACCATGCAGGATTTCTTTCAGGTGTGATATATTATAAAAATCATAATCATCCTACTATATTTGATGAACATGGTGTGGGATATGAAGGTTTTGATGGAACGATGGTGATGTTTCCTGCAAGTACTTGGCATCATGTAGAACCACAGACCGTTGATAAAGAAAGAATTACTTTGGCATTTAATGTCATTCAACTTCCTAGTGATGTTCCTGACGAATTGTGATGCCCTTTGATGCCTACCGTTGTTATCTCTCTCTAAAAAATCACTTTACTAAAGATCATTATGATTATATCAAGTATCGTGGTAAGACCAGAGCAACTCACCAAGCCTTCTATAAGAGAAAGGATAGATTTTGGTTTGAGAAATTTGCAAGACAGAAGAATGATAAAGAAGTAGAGGAGTTTTTCGTATCTAATTTTATATACTCTACTGATCCAGGTACTATGTGGATTGGGGAGATGATTAAAGAAGGTGAGGGTAGATA